GTAATTGATATTGTGCGCCTGGATGTAATCCGTCTGCAGACGCTGTTATTCTATATTCAATTTTTGGCCATGGTTCAACTGTAAATGTTTCATTAAATATTGCCGATCCAGAGACTCCATGAGTGTAATAACTTCCGCTTTGTTCCCTGTATAGATAACGCTCAAAACCATCAAATCCGCCTATTACTTGATCTTTATATTTTACATATAATGATTTATTTGCATTAACTTCGCTAGATTCTGATACTGAATTTAAAGTTGTAATTTGATCATTGTAATATTCTATCATTTCAACTTTATGCTTGAAATTCTTTAACCTTTCAGCTGCAGATGAAAAGTTTACAAAATTTTGAAATCCAGTATAGTCAATTCCTAATTCTATACCTTTTAATGAACCTGAAAACATTTTATCAATTATTTGCTGCGATGTTGGAACTGAAGATCCTAGTATTTCATTCCAACTTTGAAAATTAGTTTCAGAAATTTTTGTATATTTTGTTTCAATTTCAAAATTAGGTCCTCGTAATGTATTAGTAGGTGCTTGTACAGGCTGTCTATAAAGTACTACATTATCTGAATATGGTTGCCTTATTTGTTGAACTATCCAAAACTTTTGTTTTTCTTTAATAAAATCTGGTAATGGTTGGTACAATTTAATGTACAATTCTTCCATTTCAAAAAGATATTTGTAATTGACAAATTGAATTAATCTGTTATTACCCAAATTCATAAACATTAAATGAATAAAGCCATCGTCATTACATAATTCTGGCCTACGTTTTTCAAATAATGCTAATTGGTCATGAGTTGTTAACTCTAAATTCTTTGTATTTGATATATCTTTTTCAGCCGATTTAATATGATCATCACCAATCTTAATTAATAATTCTGACCGGTCTGGAGATATTTCTTTTATATATAGATTTGAATTATTTGAATCGCCTACTAAAGTTCTATGAAAATTAAGTACAAATTTAAATGTTCCTTGTGTTATTCCTAAATCTGATAAGTTTTTGTAAATATCGTATTGTACAAAACTATCTTCAGTTGAAAAATGTTTCCAATGATCAGATATATGATCACTTGTAACATAACTTCCAATGGTATCATAAACATGTAATTCAATAACTTCATCTAATGCAGGATCATCAAAATTTGTGATTTCAACTGTTTCATGATTGATAACGTCTCTATCTTCTGCTCGTAACTGGACTGCATCTATTGGTCTTGTAGATGAAATAATATTTTGTTTATTTATGTAATTTTCTAATGACATCTGTTACCTATTTAAATAAATTATTATATGGTGATAAATGCGGTTTTTTATAAAAGTCTTCATTTGCAAAATATCGTTTCACATCTGATGATCCTCTGTATCCTGCAGGCGCTTCAATTCCTTCTGTATAAAATACTCTTACTGAAGAAATGTCATCATTTTTATTTCCTGGTAGATTTATTTCTGTTGGTCCTACATACGTTTTATTATCAAAATCACGACCTCCACCTGTACTAGGTAGTTCATCATATATCTCGATAGATAATCCTTTTGGAACGTTTATATATGATGCATCATTGTTAACAAATCCAGGAAAATCATCAAATCCAGAATAAGTAGTTCCAGCTGCTCTATACTTACCTGTAGGTAAATCTATTTTCCATCCACCGCCATCATAATGTTGAGCAATTCTAACTCTTAAAGAATCATCTTTTTCTGTTTTAATTGGTTTATTACCTGCTGTACCTAAAGTTTTTAATTCGGTCCAATCCATTGCAATATATGAATTGTCATGATATTCTGAGTAATTATTTTCTCCTGTTTCGTTTCTTGATCCTGGAAGTTCTTTTAACATTGTATAATAGTTCCAGCCACCTCCACTTACTTTATAAAACTCGCCTTCCATCATTAAATAATATCCTGTTGCTTTTCCTGATGAATATCCTCTAATTACTTTTCCTTCATAAACTTGATTTAATCTTTCATCTGGGGTTGGTTTATACATAGTAGCTCTATGTGGTGGTTTTCCAACTGCATGAGTATTATATTCTGTCCATCGGTCATGAATGCTTGGCAGTTCAGAACCTATTGTTGTTTCTATTAAATCACCTGGTTCATATTCTATATCATCAATTACTACAGAACTTTTATTGTATGTAAATCCGTCAGATTCTGCAGTTTGATTCCAATCAATTTCATTATATACATCTCTCTGTCTTAATTGATACATTGATAGAAAACTTTTTACTTCTGCTGCTGGAACTATTTCTATGTCACTATAAGATAAATCACGATCTTTTAAAAATACTTCTAAATTTCTTCCAGCATATGTATTTGTTAATCCTTTTATTGGACCTGGATTTTTCTGGCCAGATGGTATAGGACTCCTACCTCCATTTGTTGTTTCTGTAGTATGAACACTATCGCCGGGTACAACAAGTTCATCACCAATTTTTTGTTCAAATCTATATCTTATACCTTTCCATACTACATACATTGTATTGGCCGCTATGCCAGTAAGATCACCAGCTGAGTTAATTTCTGTTATAATTCTAAATTCGTCACCAAATTCTTCAGATGCAGTTTTCAAATCAATTTCTGGATCATCACCTTCTTGATCTATATCTCCTGGATCTGTTGCATTAATAACAACATTTTCTTGAACTAATGTTGGACCAGCTGTTACAGTTATTTCTGGTACTACTAATGGAGTTTGATTAAATCCTTGCAGATAATGCTCAAAGTTTTCATGAATTGCTGCATAAAAAGATTCTGCTTCAAATTTAGTTGTTTCTAATGACACTTTTATTGGAAAATTTTTATCTGCATTTTCTTCATGATATTCTAAAATACCACGAGGTGTCCTCATTGGTCTTCCTTCAATTAATTTTATGTCATCATCTGTTTGAGCTATTGTTCCGTCTGGCATAATAGCTTCTGGATGAGTTTGTATAGTATTTTGTTGATTGATAGGTTTATCTAGGCCGTTGAATGTTCTGTTCAGTTTTTTAAAAATCTGATCATCTGTTGCAACTCTTTCATTAACAGCTGCTTTGGTTGGATTTCTATGTTGAGTTGTTGCCATTTTATCTCACCACTTTAAAGTAATAACCATTATCAAAAAACTTAACAGTTCCGTCTTCATATTTAGATCTAATCTTAAACTTATAATATCTTTCAGAACTTAATGCATTCATTCTATAATTGAAAAAACTTCCGTTTGAATCGTGACTAATTCTTGTATATACGTCATCATAATCTAACAATGTTTCTCCTGTAACTGCATCACATACAGCATAAGAACTTGTATTAGTTAATCGCTCTGTAGATGCTAAATAAAATGATGATGTTGTATATGTTTTTGTAGGAAATTTTGAACGAGCTCCAATTCTAAATTGGACTACCGAGCCTTCAGGATATTTTTCTTCTATATTTTTAAAGTATGCTATCGGACCTCCATTATTAGATTGATGTACCTCAGAGGTATCAGAATGTCCTGTAAATTCTGCGTCACGCCATACTACTTCTAATCTTGGCGCATATATTGTATGAGTATCTTTTGAAAAGAACTTTAGATTAAAATTTTGATTACCAGTAGTTTCTGTTTCATATGGTAATTTAATTATCAATCCATGGTTTGTTATTCCTGATGAAGGATCAATTGAGTTTTCATAGAATTTTTCGAATATGTTAGATACATCCATTCGAACGTCTATAGATTCATAATTAAATGATTGTGATGCTTCAAACCCAGAACCAGTTATCCATGTACCACCTCCTGTAGGTACTTCTAGTCCTGCAGATGTATTAGCACTATGGGCAGATCCTGTATCCCATTGTAGATTTGTTTCATCAAATCCAGTACGTGTCGACCATGATACCCCATTTCTTGTTTGTGGTTTATCTGCATAATTTCCTGTTCCATTTGTCCATGATTGTGATACTGGAAAAGCTTTTAGATCATATTGTATAGGAATATCAGTTGCATATACACCTTTCAAATTTAAATAAAATTTTCTATTGGTTGAACCTATAGTTAAGTTGGTAATATCATCAAATAAGGAATCAAGTTCAGCTCCACTAAAATCTATTAATATACGACTGTTGAATGTTCCATTTTGAAATAATTCATCTAATACAGATCCAGATTTAGAAGATACAATTTCAAGAATTTGATCGATTCCTGTGTTACAATCAACTTTCTTTTCGTATATTGTTGCATCTCTTTGTGCATATATTTGAAATTGTGCCATAATTTATTTCCCTTATAATCCTACTATTCTACCTTTTATATCTTTGTTTGGATATTTGATTTCAAATATACATGGATCTAATGATGGATATATTACATTGTTTAATGTTGCTGCTTTTATGTCATATATATTGCCAGAATATCCAGCATTTGAATCAAATAAGTTAATGATTTCAACATCGGATACTGTTTGAACTCCTTCTACATTATCCAATCTTGTAAAAATATCAGATATTATTATTGGTGCATTTATTTGCATTCTATCAACGCCTAATAATTCTCGTAATGTATCAATACATCTCAGTACTACTTCCGAACCATTATATGATGGTTTTGGAATAATTTCAAATTCAACGCCAAAATTAATGATAAATGCATTTTTTATATTAATTGCATCTGTCATTAATCTAAATTGAGATATATATGTTTTTAAATTTTGTTTAACTGCTGCATTCAATGGAACTATCTGTTTAGCAGAATTATATCCCATACAATACATATTTAATGCTAATGGATTTGCAATTTTTGCTTCTGGATTTGTTGAATCAACTTGTTCGTCTTGAATAATATAAGCTTTTGCAACATCACCAAATTTTGCAGGCATTGTATACGCTCTTAATATGTAATCTTCTTTTGTAACAGCTCTATTTTGTGCTGCAAAAGTTGCTAATGTTTTTTGTCGTACAGTTTCAATAGGCTCCATATCTCCACCACCTTTTGCTGGAATCGGATTATTTACGGCAACAGATTCTCTTGTTTGTTCCAATAATGTTTCATCCACAGATGTTATTTGACTTCCATAAGTAACATCTGTTACCTGTTGTATTGTATTTGCTGGGACATTATCTTGCAAACCTTTACCTCTTGAATATCTTATCGTCAATGTTGTCTGCGATGGCGCTTGGCCATATGTACTTGAATATAAAAAGTTTGCTGGATCAACCGATAAATCAACTTCTCGTTTTAATCCGTTTATACCTAATCCTACATTTTCTGGGTTTGGTATTAAATCTCTATCATGTTCTTCAGATATACCTGCACCAAATTGTAGTTCTAATCTTCTGTCTGCTCTAAATCTTGTTACAAATCTTTTGGCTGTTCGTCGTAATTTTAAAATATATGGTGCACTACTTGCAAAACTAGATAAGTCTGGATCTGTAGTTGGTATGTTTCTTATTGACTCTTGTACCATTTCTTGAGCTAAATAATCAACTTCATACCAACGATTACCTTGTTCGTCGTGACAATCAATAACTTCAATAATATCTTCAAATGGTAATACGATTTTATCGTAAATTTTAGGCTCATCAAATTCATAAGTTTCTGTAACAACTTCACCTGAAACTGCTTGCACTTGTTTTTTTAATAAATAATATGTTGGCGTTCCAGTTGTTTCATCTACCTGATATACAGATACATTTCTTGTGTCCATGCCTGAACCTGTAAAATTAAAATCAATCGGTGTTAATGTTCTAAATTGTACACCTGTATTAGATTGTGCAACCATTCCAGCATTTATATTTAATGCATATTTAAAATCTGGTTTAGCGTTAACACCTGTGCCTATAGACGGTACAGTTTGATATACATCCAATGTAACTAATGAGGATCTCATGTTCTTTGTTTTGAATCCTAATCCAGCTGCAATTGAATTTAAATTTCCTCGCTCTTCTGCATACGCTAACATAGATTCTTTTAAGTTACTATCAGTATAATATGCTAATACATCTCCTACATATGAGGCCATTTCCATAAACATCATACCAGGTGATGATTCATTGAAATCATTATATGTATCTGGAAAATAATTTTTTGTAAAGTTTATTAAATTTTGTCTGAATTCGCCAAAATCTTTACTTAAATATTTTATATCTTTTTTTACTAAATCTGCCATTTTTTATTCCCTTAATATCCTCCTCCGCCGCCACCACCTGCTCCAGCAGCGCCACCTGATTGAGCTACAGTAGTTGTTTGATCACCATTTGATACTAATGTTATTGTTTGATTTGCACCTTGTTCTGTTACTTTAAACTCTATTTTGATAAATAAAAAGTTTGTAACAAAATCTGAGCCAGGTTCTTTATTATCTATATTTATTCCAATTATTTTAATATATGGTAACCAATATCCAATTGCATCTTGTATTTCTTTATTCAATTGAACAATCAGATCTGGTGTATTAGGTTCAAATACTCTGTCTTTTATTCTTACACCAAAGGTTGGTTGCATGTATCTTTCACCAGGGTATGTTAACAATAAATTTTTCATATTAGATAATGCTTGTTCTTCTGTAGTATATGATAACGGAAACTTACCAGATATTCTATTTTGATTGAATCTAGCATTAGTAGATTGACTAAATGAACCTGTTATATCATTATATCCTTCTGAATCTGTCAGGAAACTAAAAGGATTAGCAGCTCCATTGAATG